CTGTATATCCATCTGGTTTTGCTTCTAACATTTCCTTCAACATGATATTTCCATCAGCACCTGCTTTGTGCTCGATAGAGAAATTAGCAATACCCTGTTTCTCAATATGTTTGGTAATTAACCTAGCTGTGATCTCTCCACCAGAACCTGGACTGGTTGGGAGTAACAGTGTTATTGTCTGTTTTGGATTCGGCTCCCATGCATTAGCCATGAGAGGAAACAACATCAATAATAGAAAACGCTTCATTAAATAAAGTCCTTTACATGTAAGTTGGTGCCATCTTCTAAAAGCATGACCCAGTTATGATCTAAGATATGAAAGTGAGAGGTCTGAACAACTTTGTTTGCAGAATAATAATCAGTCTCCATCATTTCTGTTAGAAATTTTCTCAGTGGTAATTTATATGTAAGTGGATTAGAATCCACATGCCATTCCTCATATGAACCAAGTGACCATTTCTGATAGTCAACATTCTCATAGAAGTTAATCATACGTGATGCGATTTCTTTCGGCATGTTACGCATACGATTGGTCTTACCCATCTGCCACTTACAGTTCAATTCGATGAATCTGGAGAATTGTTTCTTGTTATGTACACGATGAACACTGGGGTAGTTTTCCAGGATTCTTTCCATACACTCTACTTGTTTCGGTGTCATACCAACTCGCCAGTTGAGTTTATAATCTTCTGGAGGTAAACTCTGTAGTTTACCGAACAATTGATCTCCAAGATAACCAGTAACAATCAATCCCTCTGCAAACTCTGGATTAGTTACTGGTGTATTTAATGAGTAACGAATCCCTCTACCACGAATGAACCTATCAAACACAGATCCAGATTCAACGATAGAATAATAGTTACACACAACCAACAACTGTTTTGGGTCTGCATATTGCATCAGCGCAAACAGAGCAGTAGTACTATCAAGACCACCACTCCAAGAAATAGCAATCTGCTGACCATTGGCACGATCAACAATTTCTTTAGCTCTCTCAAGTGTTATCTGTTTGAATGATTTACTAAACTCTGTATCTCTTTCGGGTAGTGGTTCCCAGCCACTCATCTTTAGATAGTGTGGGAGTGTTCTGGTTCTATCTTGGAAACCACTCATGTTCCCATTGATAAAATTATTATCTTTATTTTCCCAATTCTCTAACTCCAATTCCATATAGTATGGAAAGAGTTCATCAAAGTTATCTGCTTTGAATGATTCGAACTTTGGTAGATCAATTACATCTTTAAGACGATGTACAAGAAAATTAACTATCATTATACACCTAATCTTAAAAACATTGTTCTGGATAAAACAACTGCTGGGATTGTACATATCCATTTACCACTACCATCATCTTTCGGTCTAACGAATCTCATCTCTCGATCAGAAATCTCTTTTATATGTTTGTGCACATATTGAATTTCTAATGGAGTAGATATGATGTCGGTCTCTGGAATTAAAATTTGATATTCACCAGTGTGTTTGGTGAATTCTAAATCGTTTGAAGAATCATACCAAAAGATATTTCTGACTACTCGTTCACCATCAGAACCACATGGGTAAAAAGAAAGATTCCACATCCATCCTTTAATTGTCGGTTCCATCATTTCGATCTCTCAATCTCAACTCTATATTTTTCTTGTAGTGTTCTTACAAGTTTAACTGATCTGCTATAAAACATCTCTGGAGTTTCTTTAGGAATCTTCATACCAGAAATTTTATAAATTTCTTCTGTGCCAATTTTGTTCTGTGCATTATTCAAAATATTCTTAATGACTTCACGTCTTGCTGTGCTCATAGAAACATGAGCCACAGTGATATTAAAAACATATGGAGACACAATGCCTAGTTCCTTTAGTGTTTTCATATTCGGTGCTTCAGGTAGTCGAGTAGGACAAGAAGCTGCAAATGCCTGCAGGTTCGGATTCTTAGTCTTCATAGACTCAATCATAGCGATCAATAACCATGAAGATGCCATTGTTACCAGCCATGTTAACCAATGCGTCGTTGTTTGACTTGAACACAATATACTTGGTAGTAAATTTATATTTCTCTCCAAGTGCAAGTGCAGTTAAGTGAGCAGCATTCCCAAAACCTACACCACCTACTGTTAGTTCTTTATTCGCATTGATTGGTCCATTCGTGATAACTGCCCAGCATGCATCACCCAATGTATGAATGGGGATATAGTCAGATTCTTTGACCAATCCAGCGTTCACATTCTCTACAAAAGCAGGTGCAATGATGGCAAGACTATTTTCGTCTAGTGCTCTGAGAGCAATAACCTGATTACCACCTGGACGGAACTCTAAAACAAACGTGTAGATATTCTGTGCTTTGTTAGCCTCATCAATGATTCTGAACATTGCTGGTGTTGCAGAATGGGATGGACTATATGGAGAATATATTTTAACTGTTTCGCTGGCAAATAAATTGGTACAAATCAAAGCCATTGCAGCTATGATCATCTTCATACTTTCTCTACTCCTATATTACACTTTTCTAAAAAATCTAATCCACTCGTATCACGGTAAGAATTACGGTAATACACTGTATTTATACCAGCACCATAAATCAGCTTGGCACAATCCACGCAAGGAGCATGAGTAATAAACATAACAGAACCAAGACCAGATTCGTTCGATCTTGCCAACTTAGAGATTGCATTCGCTTCAGCATGAATAACCTCCTGTTTAGTTTTAAGTTTATACTTCATCCATTGATTTGATTCTTTTGGAAGCAATTGTTCAGACCAATCTCCATCGTCACAATAAATTTTGTCTTCGCATGTATTATCCCAACCTGCAGGTGTTCCGTTATAACCAATTGATGTGATACGATTATCTTTCACGATAACTGCACCAACCTTCAATCTCACTGCACTGGAAAGCTGAGCAAACCTCTCAGCCGTATCCATAAATGCTTCAATCCACTTTTGTTTCATCGTCCAAACCCGAATGGGCATTTACCCTTCTTTTCTTCTGCTTCCATTTTATCGTAAACAGCTTTCTCTTTAGTCCATCGGTTATTTCTAACACCTTCGTAGTGCATCGACATGTCTGGTGGAATGGTATTCTTATTCATCCATTCTTTCATATCCAGAATATGGCACTTCCACTCAACCTCTTTTTCTGTTAGTGGAACAATATGAATCAATGGAGTTCCTGCTCTTAGGATAAAATTATCTGCATCTTTTTTAATGAACAAATTGATATTGCTCTGACATTGCTCATCGTAATATGTTAATCCTGGTGGAACAATAATCTTATCATTCAATCCGTACTCTTCAGATTGTATACTGCTGGCATCCAAATAAATTTTATGCCACTCTTTTCTACCATATTCCATACAGATCCAAACTTAACATGGTGATAATCATCAAATAGTGGGCTATATTGAATCTTTTCATGCTGTACGACACGATCTGACCACTGCGGATCGGTTAATCCGAGAGCACTCTCACCCTTTGTATATGATTTAGGTTGAGTGACATAATCCATCCACAAAGGCATTATTGCACCTTTGGTATAGAGACCATTAATACCAGTACACTTTTTAATACTGGGAGACTCAAGTGTTATATTAGTATTTCTATCCTTGATAGGATGTGATGGAGCCATCTTTTTAATTGTATCTGGATAGAAAAGAACAGCCTTTCTAATTTTATACAATTCATATGCAGCACGAGAGTAAGTGAAGCAATCAACTACCAACTTACTCTTTTTAAATTTAAAGATCATTTTGTTTCTAATTCCAATTTGATTTTGTCTAGTTCTTCAACTGGATCCCATTCTTTATATTCTTCTGAGAGTCCACGCCACTGTGCAACTTTAATATCATCTCCATCCCAACGACCCCACTTCTCACCATCCCAATTACAATATTGAGGGTATGGCCATGCTTTAGTCGTTACCTCATAACGACCAACGTATGCAGGTTTAACTTTTTTATCAAACCAGTCTGTGCGATCCAACTCAGCCATCTGCTCTTCGTATTGCTCTTCCTCATACCGATCGCATTCATCCATTAGACCAGCAAAGTCAACTAGGTCATCTGGAATGTTCTGGATTGACTCACGATCTGTAATATCATATTCATAGTAGTCATCGAATCCATCTTCAAACTTACCAACAAAAACCATTCCAGGTTCGTGATACAATGCACTAACAGTCCAACCTTCTTCCTCTAAAAATTCATAGAGAGTGACTGGAGGTGACCATGCAGAGTCGAAGTTGATGCGAATGCAGTTATCATCATATCGCTCCCAGTCATGGACTTGAGCATCCCACTTTGTACCCCAGTTGTCAACAGACCAACCATAGTCCCACGCACCTGCAGGATTAGGACGCAGATGATTCAGTGGCTCTGATTTCTCTTTCTGAAGTTCTGCTTCAAGAGCATCAATTTTAGTGATGTCCTCATTTCGAAGTTCAACAGTGTTGTAGCACCAATTAGGCATAATATATCTCCATTTCAAAATTAAAGTTTAGACTTGATTCTCTTAGTTATCTCAAATGCTTCAGGCATTCCTTCTGCTTCCATAATTTCATCGTAAAATTCATCTTTGGCTTCTTGTATCATCACAGCAACTTTCATACAGTCCTCTGCTGACATAGAGTTTAACAGCATCGTAAATTCATCATCTTTAAGAGACATTAAAAATAGTAAGAAGTCTTTGTCTTCTGGTTTAAGATGTTGCACTTTCTTTAACTTTCTTAGGGAGTGGTGGGATAAATCCAGCATCACTGACTAATTTCCTAGTAATTTTAGGATACAATTTATGTAAAGTCTGGTCTTTGGCTGCAATAATAATCTTTGCTTCTTCTTCCTTTAATCCTTCGATGAAGGAAATGAATAGACTCTCACGCTTGAGTGGCTTAAGATCTGCACGACAAAAGATATAAAGTTTCTTCATTTCGCTGAACAGATTAGTTGGTGTCATACCAAGAGGTTCTGGAGCAGGTGTGTAAGGTGGTGTGCCTTCTGGGAGAATCATTTTCTTTTCTGGAAGAAATGCATACTCAAACAAAATCTTTAGTGGAATATCATTCTTGTAGTTCTCAATTGCCTTGGGGTTTTCTTGGATCTCCTCAAGGATCTGTACAATATATTTTCTCATTTAAAATTCCTCAATCTCATCTAACAAAAGTCGGCAACGATGTTCCATGAGATAATTCATGATTGACATTTTGTCACCTGTAGGTTTACTACTTAGGTACTCTGCGATAATGTCTGACCTGATTTGTTCAGGAATATGTTGGAAGTCCACAAGGGTAGCGTTACGATGCCAGTTGCGTCGTTCCTCATCGTTCCTGCATGCGATGAATCCATTATCAATAAATTCTTGGAGTCGTTTTGCGCTGACTGGCTTTTGTCTATCACCAGATGAGAAGATGTCGTCTCGGCTAAGAACATTGGGAACACCATCACCTGCGTCGCCTTTGACGATGTGTTCAATCTTATACTCAATGATTTCTCGCTGGGTTGCAGTGATGTATTTCTTCTGCATCGGAGACCACTGTCTCACTGTCGGATAAAGTTGAAGTTGTTTGAAGTCTTTGTCAGAAGACAGAATAAGAATCTTCTGTGGTTCTTCAACCAAACCTTCTTGAACCAATTGATTGCTCTGAGCCCACTCAGTCAATACTGCAATAATATCATCGGCTTCGCAACGATCTAGATGC